ATGGGGACAAGAGTGAGTTATCCGCTTGAAGTGGGGAAGGCTGTAGAAATGAGATTGGCAGGCGTACCTATGAAAGAGATCATGCAGGAGTTGAATATCAAAAATAATACGCAGATTAAGACATGGGTCAGATGGTATAAGGCTGGTGATACACATCGATTTGAACAGCCTGTTGGTAAGCAATACACTTATGGAAAAGGTCCGGAGTATTCTTCCGAATTAGAGAAACTGCAGGCAGAGAATCGATATCTGAGACAACAGAATGAAGTGTTAAAAAAGTACAACGAATTGGAAAGGAAGTTGATAGCCAAACGTCAGTCGAACTTGTAGAAGAATTGCACAGCACAATGACCGTGCAGGATATCTGTATTCATTTAGGTATCTCTCGCTCGTCTTATTATCGTTGGAAGAAGAATCTGAAGAAAGATCATCCCAAGCGCCATTTAGAAAAACAAATCGGCACGTTGTGCCGAGAGCACCAGTATCGATATGGATATCGAAAAATCACAGCTATATTAAAAAAGAGAATGTGTATTAACCATAAAACGGTTCAGCGTATTATGCAGAAAAATCAGTGGCAGTGCCGGGTTAAGGTGAAAAAGCGCAAGAAGAATGGGCAGCCATATGCCGTGGTCGACAATATATTAGATCGGAACTTTCAGTCTGATCATCCTCTTGAAAAACTAGTAACAGACATCACGTATTTGCCTTATGGACAGAAACAATTGTACCTTTCCAGTATATTGGATGTATATAATGGAGAAGTGATTGCTTTTACGATTGGAGATAAGCAGGACACAGACTTTGTCTTACACACACTTGATCAACTGCCAACACTGCCTGAGAACTGCGTGTTACATAGTGACCAAGGATCTGTGTATACATCTTACGAGTATCAGAAAGCTGTTAAAACAAAAGGCATTACCATGAGCATGTCCCGCAAAGGGACACCCGCTGATAATGCCTCCATCGAATCGTTTCATTCCTCACTAAAGTCTGAAACGTTCTATCTTAACAGCATTGATCGAACCACGACCGCCATCGTAGAACGCACTGTCATAGAATACATTCATTATTATAACAATATTCGTATTCAAACGAAACTAAACAACCAATCACCGATAAATTATCGGCAATTGGCTGTTTAAAAGGTGTTTTGATCCCTGTCTCAAAAACGGGGGTCAGTCCACCTCGGCCAGCGGTTTTTCTTCTGCATACAAAAAGGACGCGACTGAAAACCAGTCACGTCCTTTTTATAAAAAAATAATCGATTGAACCTTCCATTTCGAACTTGATTATTTTTAAACATCTTGATACACCATACCTCGTTCTAAACATTGATTTTACGGGGTTCCTTATTTTTCTTAATCACTTAAAATCATAATTCATCATAACTTTGTGGGTGTTTTGTGGGTGCACCCACGTTCTAATTTTCTTCACGAGTAATGAAGGGTTTCTCGCAATTTTATAGTAAAGGTACTAAATAAAGGAGGTGTGAAAATGTTCGAAGTCAATGTCGAAATAAACAATTCATTAATAAGTAACTACATCAAACAAAGGTTAGATGAAAAAATTAATGACATACTTTTTACTTGGGACATCGATCAAATGTCTAAAAGAACCTGTATGAGTAAATCGTTCTTAGAAAATGAATTTTTGCGGGATCCCCGAATGAAGTTGCTTGAGCGGCGCAAAGAAAAAGGCAAACGATTTTGGTTCTATGAAGAATCAAAGGAAGTCATGAAACAAATTATGGATGAATGGTGAACAAAAGCGTGGACAGACGCAAATTATCCTGAGGGTATAAATTATAAAATACAGCCACATTATTATCAAATACAGAAAGGCCTGTAAAAGAATCTGAAATTAAAAGATTCATAACAAATAAAATGAAAACAAAAACTGAGAACGTCACTATATCAATAAGCAGCAATGGAGTCGTACATATCCAAGAAGAATATGCAGAAACAAGTGCTCTTAATTAAAGGGTTTTAATAAAAATTTTGTTTTTTATAAAGGGATTTAGAAAAAGATGAAGTAATGTATCTATAGAGAGGAACTGATAAAAATGAAGATTACACGTGAACTACCTGTCGGAACACACCATGATGATCCACCTGTAGGTATGCACCATGACCCAGCAATCGGAATGGGCTTAGGTCGTGAAATAAGAGTAGGTGGATAAATAAAAAGGCTCTCTCATATGAGGAGGGCCTTTTTATTATTGGTCGACTTGACAACCGCACTTACAAATGAAATGAACATGTTTATTTCCATACCAATTACACACATAATCAGATGATTTATTAAGACACGAAGGACAGCTAACGCCTGGTTTGTTCTCCGGCTCTCCTTGATGCTGTTCATAAATTTGCAAAACCTCTTCAATCAAATTTGGTACTCTTTCTAATCCCTCTTCCAGCTCTTTTGATAACTTTTTCATATATCTCACCTCTACATGGCACCATATCAGAACAAACGTTCTCGCGCAATATATTTTTCGTTATGGCGCAAATTTTCTTTGGGGTAATTTTTCCTATTTTTTCAGAATGAAGAACTCATTAAAAAATGAGTCTTCCGAACTTAATACTATGCGGACAGAATTCAACTGAGTTAATAGTACCTATGTAATTCGAATCATTCTTATAACGACATATTTATTATCAGCTTCTCTCTCCTAAACTATGGTAAAATCCCTGTGTTAAACTCCATATGAAAGGATATGATCATGAAGGTATTTGAAGCCAAAACACTGCTTTCCGAAGCTGAAAACCGTGCAAAAGAATACAAAGATTTAAAAAGTAAAATGGTCAAATTAAAGAAAGCATTCAAAGCTGTTGCTGATCTAGATGATAGCGAGTTTTCAGGTAAAGGCGCCAATAACATCAAATCATTTTACGAAGATCAGGCTGGCATTGCTGACCAGTGGATTGATCTAATTGAGATGAAAATATCTTTTTTAACGAGTATTCCTGGTATCTTGGAAGACGCTAGCTTATCAGATGCCTACATAGAAGAATCCTTCCTAGAACATGAGTTGGCTAATGCTAATTCCAAATCAAATTCCATTATGTCCGAACAGAAAAAGGCGATCAAAGATATCTTAAATGATATACACGACGTCCTTCCCTTAGATGTTTTTTCAACGGAAGATTTTAAAAATGAGTTATCTTCTGCTGAGAAAAAACGAAAAAACACAGTCGAGAAAATAAGTGAAGTCGATGAGAATCTGACGTCAGAATACGCCTTATCAGAAGCAAATGAACAAATGATTCAGGCTGATTACCAAGCACTCATAAACGCAACAGCAAAAGGCAAGAGTGCCTCTCCCATCCACTATAACGCAAAGGCTTATAGAGACAGTGAAGTCCACAAGATGACTGAGGATGTAAAAAAACAATCGACTGAGTATATCTCCTTTAAAGACCAACAGGCCGAACAAAGAAGGATAGCAAAAGAACAGGAAGAGCTTGCAAATAAGCCATGGTACGAAAAGACGTGGGATGTTGTTTGTAATTTTACAGGGGAAGTCTCCGGATATTATGATTATAAAAGAGCCGCCGATGGCGTTGATCCTGTTACCGGTGAAAAGTTGACAGAAGGCCAACGTGTAGCAGCTGGCGCAATGGCTGCAGCAGGTTATGTGCCTATTGTGGGATGGGCAGGTAAATTAGGCAAAGGCGGAAAGGCTGTCTACTCAACGAGCAAAGCCATCTATAGGGCAGACAAAGCGCTTGATATCTATAAAACTCCTAAGACATTCCCTGCCCTTCAAAACTCCAGTAAAGGACTCTACGGTCTTGCGTCAGCAAATGGTTTTAGTGAAGCAATAACCGGCCGCGATATGTTTGGGAATAAGATTTCTGAGGAGAGACGTCAAAACAGCTTAAACAGTGCGCTTGCCTCAATTGCTCCAATAGGAATGATTGGTGCAGGTAAAGTATTAAAAGTAAATTCAGGTGCCGGGAAACCTTCTAACTTGTATAGAGGTGAAAATTTTCCTTATGCAACAAAAAGACCAAACGGCATCGGTAAATCCTATATATCGCCTGAGACCGGGAACCTTGTACCCGCAAATAAAAGTGGAATGTATAAAGGACGTCAGGTAACTGTAACTGAACATATCCTAGGAGGGTATAGAAGAGGCGGAAAGTCTAACAGTCCATATACCAGTTTTACAATTAACAAAAAGATTGCAAAAGGTTATGGGGATTATACAATTGAATTGGACATATCTGCTCTTCGAAAAGCTATACGTTCCGGAGAATTAAAAGGAGTTGCCATCCTGAATCCAAAACAAATTGAGAGACTTATAAAAAATGATACGAAACAAACAGACAATTGGAAAAAGAAAGCTCTCAAATGGACAAATAGAGATACCGAGTATTTTGTTAAAGGCGAGATACCTAAAGAATATTTCAAAATGTTCCCTAAGGAGTGATGCTTATGTTTCTTTATTATCAAGATGAGTGTTTAGGTAAAATAGAAGGGACAACAATAGAGGGTCCTTGGGCTTATGGGAAAATCATTCCTAATGAGAAGATGGAAAAATTCAAAGACTTTTTTAGAGCCGTGGTAGATGAAGATGACCCCTCTGCAATTGAGAAGTTTGACGATGATTTAATAGACGATGATAATTGGTTTATTGTTGACGACGAGCAAAAAAGAGTAGGAATTTCATTACCGGGTATTTATGAGGATGACAACGAAATAAATTGGAGATGGAGATAAAAAACAAGGCCCCTTCAAAGAGACGGGGCCTCTTTTTTATTTCAATAGTGCTTCAAGTTTCGCTTTGGTCTTAGGCCCATAAATGCCGTCAGCAACTAATCCATATATGGATTGGAACCGTTTGACTGCATTTGCTGTTTTCGGTCCATAAACGCCGTCAATGCCGTTATTCTTCGCCCCTTTGTCCGGGTAGAAATAAAGAGACGCCAGAGCATTTTGAATACGCCTTACGTCATCCCCTTTTCGCATAGGGCTTGTTACTCTAATGACACCAGAGGGCAGCGCATATGACGTTTTTTTGCTGCTTGGTTTAGGGCTCGAAGTGCTAGAGCCTGTGAGCTTTAATACTTGGCCGGCCTTGATCAAGTTCGGGTTTTTGATACCGTTCAAGCTTTGCAGGGTTGCCATACTTACCCCGTGCTCTTTTGCAATTGTGGAAAGAGTATCTCCTTTTTTGACTGTGTAAGTGCCCCCAGAAGTTTTAGGCGCAGATGATGACGGTTTAGAAGTTGTTTTCCTGCCCAGCGCCTTCAATTCTGCTTCAATGGCAGCCTTAACCTCGTTCCATCTACCCTCTGACAAAATACGGTGTGGGCAATATTTGCCGTTCCAGTCTTGATGTTTGCGGACACGATCAATACCCCAGCCTCGCTCTTTGAGCAGCTGCGCCACAAACTTGATTGCCAGCTTTTCTGCCGCCTTATATTTAGCGCCTCCTGACTTGCTGTAGCAGATTTCAACACCAATAGACTTACGGTTCCCAGTGCCGTATTTGCCATCTCCTGTGTGCCATGCGTTGCGATTTGTGGGGATACCCTGCCGTACCTCTTTATCATCAACGGCAAAATGAAAGCTTGTCGAGCTAGTATTTCCGATCATATAGCTGATCTCGTTAGCAGCTGATGCATCATTTGCTGTATTGTGGATGGTGATGTATTCAGCGTCCATATAGTTCGGGCATTTCAAAGGGTATTTTGCTTCTGATACAAGATTCTTTTTCACTGTGATTGTCATAAGTGTTCTCTCCTTTTTTTGATATAGAAAAAGCCGCCGGGTTATCCAGCAGCCTGTTCATCCTTTTCGTTTGTTTGTTCGTTGTCGTTTTCGATTACGTGAAGCCGGTCAGTAATGGCAGCCGGAATCTTAACGCCGATCTGTGCAAGGTTCTCTGTAATGGAAAGCCCCTCATTGGCGATATAAAAAAGAACGGTTCCAAATGTCAGGACGCCGTTCAGATTGAGGATTGTATCTATGATGTTTGCCACGATAACCACAAGAAAACTGAGCATCTTACGCACATAACCGAACCATGCGCTGCGGCTGCGGAGCTCCTTAAACTTCCACGCTTTCACCACACCGGTAAGGATATCAATGATGTTTAACACCAGCATTAAATCAAGATATTTCACACCCCCAAACAGATAAACTCTCGCTAAATCCAATGTTTCAAAATTAATAAACACCGTTGTCTCCTCCATTTCTTGTTATCACCTCCTTAGAGGCAAAATAAAAACACCTCTCTGGGTGTTGGTTAACTTCCTAAATCTATGACAACCGGCTCTGTAGCTGGATAAGTCAGGCCGGTGATTTGTTTATATTGGTCTTCTGTGATTCTCTTCAAAACAACAAAACGGGCGACATCAGCGTTTGTGTAATACTGTCTCCCCCATCCATAAATAGTTTTGATATTTTTAAACCAATCCATCACACTTCCCCTCCTTCAGCCAGCATTAATAACAAGTCCGCAATCATTTTCGCTTGGGACTCTATCAAGTTCTGGGCTTCAGCCAGCTGCACCATGATTTCAGCGTTTTGAGACTTTAATTCATCTAAAGGCGACGGAACTCTTCCATTTTCAACTTGTTTTAAAATCTCGTCTTTTTCTGCTTGAGTTGCTACTTCTGACCACTTTTGCTCTTTCGGGTTAAACATAGGTTTAATGTATGATGGAGGCTGAATGGTTGTACAATTTTCAGGAATTACATATTTTCCATCCTCGCCCGGTTCTTCAATGGGTATCGGTTCAACAAAGACAAAGTTCTCATCATATCTGTAAACCTGTATCATGCTGTACCTCCCTCTTGAAACCCGATCACCTTATCAATATAGAATCCACCGCCAAGCTTGCTTGAATCTGTCGGGTCTGGATATTTGATTTTTAAATCTCCGTTTTCATATACAATGAGATTGGCTGTCCCGCCTGTCCCACTAAGAGCAATAGAAACGACTGCCCCGCCAGCAGGAACGTATGATGCGGGAATTGAACCAAATATAATTTCCGGTTCTGTTTTCACATGCCCCCGTAGTAACAATAAAGGCCCCCACCTTGCATAAATGGGCGTCCGTGTTCCGGCTGCCGCCCCATTTTTAAGAGTAATATTGGCATACGTGACAGCCCCGTTCCACTTAGCGCGTTCTATAGCAGAGGTGTGCCGTTCTTGATTGTAATTGTGTTGCCTAAACTGACTTATAAGATCATTCCAGCTGCTTTTCTCTTCGGACGTGACGTGAATTTCTGTTTTGTTTTCATGAGCATCAACTTTTCTCTGCGCCCCTCCTGGCGTTTCTTTGGCATTCCAATTATCTCGTTCACCTGCTGCTAGATGTATTTCTAAGTCAGCAGCATGAGCATTCACTTTCCCCTGTGCACCGGAAGGTGTCTCCTTTGCATTCCATATCTCGCGCTCTTTTGCCGTAATATGCTTTGTCTGATCATTTGCGTGTTCATCGGTATAGTCCTTCGCGTTTTGTTCCGCGGTGTCGGCCTTCTCCTGGGCACCGTCCTTTGTCTCGATGTTCTCAAGATCGGCAAACTTGGCTTTAAGCTCCTCAACCGTCTGGCTAATTTCATCCATGGTTTTATTTAAACCAGCCCTGAACGATTCCACATCATCAATGTAATATTCCGCTACCGGGACAATGTTCTGATCCTCCAATGTCTTTGATATCGTAAACGTAAAAAAGGAAGTAGCCAGAGCCTGACCATTTGTGTAGTAAAGCTTTAATTCTGCCTTCACAATACCGGGATGTTTCAGTTCCCCATCAGACAAAATATACTCTGCTTTTCCGTTCACTTTGTCTACGAGAGTAAGACTCCTTTTATAGAAAGAGCCGTCCGGATAAAGCAACACAATTTTTGCATCGACTGCAGACAAAGGAAGTGGTACGCCGTCTTTTGTAAAAGAAAAGGACAGCTTGGCGCTGCCCGTGTCTTGTGTCATAAATTGAATGTTTGTTGCTCTCCCGTCTGATTTGCGGGAATTAATATCAAATGTCACGTTTGCGTTTTTATAAATCAATGTTTACCCTCCTTAATGCTGCGGCGTAACGATCATCTTAGCTATCCCATAGCCTTTTTCTTCGTCATATGGCACTTCAATTTTCATGACAGTGCCGTATCCATTGGACTCAGCTTTTGTCGCTATTCCCTTAATAGCAGATACGCTATCACCTACCCGCACCGTTGAGTCAATACGAACAAACACCTGACCAATAAGACCGATGACATGCCACTCGTCTCGTTCTTCACGAGGCTTATATTCCTCAGAAGGATCGTAGTCTGGATTTTCCGCCGGGACCGTTATAACCCGTTCACCGTCGTAAACCTCCCGATAAATAGTGCCGCCAAACTCATCCCTCAGGTACCGGTCTTTCCAATCGAAAGCAGCACCACCGAGGACAAGCCCGGCCGTCTTCGATACGACACCTAGAATTTTATCGCCAGCGTCGGCTTTCCGAATTTTTTCGCCTTCCAAGGCTACAAGGTAGGAGGCTTCAATTTTATGGCCGTCAGTTGACTCAAAGTATTCCGCAAAGTCTTTAAGGTCAGAGACGCTTTCCACACGGTTTGTAGCGCGAACATTTCCGCCTATTGCATCTAACTCGATCTTTTTGTTTCCTTCTGATGGATTACCGTCACCATGCCCTAAAGCGATGCTGTATTCTTTGGTATTTATTACATTTTTAGAAGCCATAACAACCGAAGAACCGCTGTCTCCTTTTGTATGAGAGTTATAGGAGAACATAACACCATTGCGCGACCCTTCTGTGGATGCTCCGCCAGCAATACCAGCAATGAAATTCCGTTCGCCCTTCGCGATAATCGTTCCCGATCCAGCTATAATTGCACTTGTATCCGTTAGAGGTGAGCCCGATCTGGCAGCAGCCCGAAAACCGCCTTTTATGTTAGTAGGTACCGAACTATATTTTTGACCTGCTAAAACAGCCGCATTGGTATAACCAACAGCCCGTACTGCTGTTATATCAGCCTGATTGTTTGGTGACGAAATTCCTATCCTGCCGCCTCTTGTATGAGCGATACCGTTCATTAAAGTGACATAGTAAACCCCGCCGCCGATAGAAATTCCCTCTGGGGCTGAATCATGAATAGTGAAATTTGAAATACGAACATCATCTGTTCTTTGATCACCGCCATAGATACGGACATCCGAACCCGCCTTCGCAAATCCAGAAATGTTCAAACCATTAATGTTAATCTTGCGGCTTTTATACTGGAAGGCGATAACTGGGGTCCCTTTATAGTCATAGGTAGGATCACCAAGTGCTGTAAAGCCCAGTACTGTAACACGCTGATAAGCAGAAATCACAAGCGCTTTCGGCTCTAGCCCAGCGTACAAATCATTGAATATCGGCTCCTTAGCTGTACAGTCTACTAAAGTGACATCTCTTGCTGTTTCGCTCCAGGGCTCATTTGCATAATGATGTCCGATATGACGAAGGTCATACGCTCTCACATCACGGAATGATTGATGACCGTAAACATGAACATTAGAAGGTGCCGGCCACTTCGCATGTGCCTTTACTTCCACCCCACGGACATTCCCTTCCGTATAATTGTTAAATAACCACACGTCTTTAGAGCCGTCATCTACTTCAATACCATTTGAATTGGCTTTACCAAGGGCATGGGCTGTTCCAGAAGGATATAAACACCTATTGTTTGTGATGAAGATATTTTTGCTGTAATGAGTTGTAATTCCATCGTCTCCATATCCTTCACAAATACATCCATCAATCCAAATTGAGTCACAACCGTTTTTAGTGTAGTCACTATCCGAAATATCGTAAGTAGGTGCGGAAATATCGATTCCATGTAACGCCGGGTTTACAGTTCGAACTCTTTGAACCCAAGCGTTTTTTACCTGTGCTAACAATAAGCAGCTGGATTTTACTCCACCCATGGCTTTCATGGTTCCATTTTGCCGTTCACGATTCCAATCAAGTGTCATATCACGAATTACGATATTTTTGTTACCGCCCTGATGATCAGCGTTCGTAATCACCCATTCATCTGATGGTGTCTCATCATGAAGAATAAGAGTGGTAATATCCATTCCGTCACCCTCAAAGATGACGTTGCTTTTTAGCTTTACACCACGAACGACATAGACGCCCGGTCCCAGTTTAATTTTCACTTTACCGTTACCCATGGCCTTCACGATTGCATCGGAACTGTCTGTCGCTCCGTCTGCAACGGCTCCGTAATCATCCACATGAACTACACGTTTTATTCGCTTATTCAATCTCATGTAATCACGGTCAAGTCGTTCTTTTAATAAGGGCGCAATATTGCCGTCAGTATCAACACGGGCATCGACGACCTCTTTTACATTTGTTCCGTCAGCATTAAGAATCAAATTACGCATACGATTATAAAGGCTTTCAACATATGTTCGGAGAGAAAAACCTTGATGGGTAATTTGATCGGAAGTATGAGCAGTTTGAGACGTTTTATGCGTTTTAATCGCATCATCAAGACTGTTCAACCCATCTTCTATAGTTTCTGTGTCTGCTCTTTGCTGTGCGATATATCTTGCGTTTCGGGTTGTGTCATAATCTTTAATTAATCTGAATGCCATGAGATCACTCTCCTTTCTAGACAAAACAAAAAACACTCTGGAAAGAGTGTCTTAGATCATCATTCTGAGTTTTTGCATGTAGCGTTTTTGATCTTTTAATCTTTTTTCTTGTTCCATCCGGATATCCTGTATATCCTTTCGGAAGTTGGCAAAAGTCAATGTAGGTTTTGCGTAAGGATTCAACGGCTTATATTGAATCGACAAAAGCCGGACATCGTCTTCGTAGGTGACACCATATGAGGTATCAGCCAATATATGAAGCGTGTCTCCCTTCCAAAAATCTTCTTGTATCTTCAAAAGCTTCGGCTCGTAGATATATTCATAATCCACTTCTATTTCAGTCTGTGGATATGGGTTAACATACTTTTTTAGAGCTGCCAACATACTGGACTCTTTTTTATATTTTTCATCCCTCAATGGTTCTGCCCATCTTGGCATACCATCAATCAAAAATTTATCTTCATCTGGATGCTTGTACAATACAGGGGCAAAAACATACTCCGTTTTTTTGCTGTCGGTGCTGCTGTTTTCTTTAATTGCACCATAACCCCTCGCTCTGGTAGAGCACCCTTGAGAAGAGGTTTTGATTGTGATACCAGGCATATTATAACGAGTATCAAGTGTATGATTTATTCGCTTTCCCATTTTCTTATAAACATAGACTTTATAATTATCAACGTCCAGCTCCAAACCATAGTCTTCGACAATTTCATCCATTAGCTCATTTCCGAATCTATCTCCAAAATTCTCCTGTTCAACGCTAGAGAACTCACTTTCTTTGTCCTTAAAGATGTACCTTAATTTTGTGCCTTTAAAAACAAAATCAAGCATCTTCCTGACGGTAAACGTCCCACTGATTGTATCTTCTACATAGTGATTATTCAGCGTTACAACAAAAACGTGGCTTGCTGTTACTTTTTTAGAGAGCATCCCTTCCTGGTTAATCTCAATATCTGTGATGAAATACTTTTGATGATTGAATTTTTTCTCATCCAGATAAAGAATATTGTCATTCACAAGCAAGTCATATTCGGTGCCATTATCAGCTGTCCGGGTGATCGTAAATTCAATATCCTTTTTCCCTGTCGTATCGTCTAATAAGTCCGGATCAGCTCCGATAACTTCAATAGCTTGTGTATCATCCTGACTCGCGACATGTAACTGAGGAAAATATACATCTTTAGGAAGGCTCATATTTAGCGTTATGTCTTTTCCGTCAAACTCTTTACTTGGCAGGTCTACGGTCGGATCAGGATTATTTGGTTCATCAGGATTATCGGGCAGCCCCTCAGTTGTATCATATTGGGTTAATTTGTATGTGAAAATAATGCTGTTGAGCTTTGTTGCATAATTTGGATCAGTTGCATATCCAGCTTTTACGAGGGCAGCCGTAGCTTTTTGATAATCCGTTTCTCCGACAACTGCCCTGTAATGGTCCTTATCCCAACTTACACCATTGAGATACAAGTTAGCCAGGTCTTCAATCGACTCTTTCCATGAAGGGTACTTTCTGAATTTCGCTGGCACTTGAACATTTTCACCATTGATCACTTCCCATGTCATCATAGTGACATATTGTCCGTTATATTCGCCCTTCATGCCAAATAGGTTGTGTCCTTTTGTCGCAAGTTCACTTGTTCCCCATGCGCTCTCAAGGCATCCTTGTGCAATAATTAGCGATGCAAGGATATGATGATTCTTATAAACGATTTGAGCATCGACAGCTATTTCTTTTATGAAATCCTCTTTAGCCACCAAACCACCACCCCTTACAAATAATAAAGCCGAGTATCAAATTGAATGTTGAAGTCGTTTGTATTTTGAACTTCAAACTCATTCCATCCAATTTCAAGACTCGGCAGACGGCCAGAGGTTTTAATCGGTTTGTTATTGATTATGGTGTACTGTTTCAAGAAAGAGACTTCTTGTGTCTTTTTGATTTCCTGCTCAATCGTTAATTTCTCACCATTTGTATGATTGATTAAAGTGATATTTTTCCCTGCAGCTTTCAAAATAACGTTATAGTCATGATCAAGTGGATTGATTTGCACGTCTCCTGCATTAAAAACAGAGAATCGTTTTTTGTTCTTAAAATAATAGTCCAAGTTATCATCCGATCGGAGATTCATCCCGTGGTTCCAATTTTCACCGTTAAGATTCTGAGCCGTTTTTGTTGTATATTTCGACTCTGCCATGCCTGTGATATTAGTAAATTCAACAGAAAAATCGTTATAAGTTTTCTCCTTCTCTTTTGAAATACTGAAATTACCATCACAGGTAACTAAGAAACGGCGATTCGGCAAAAGATCAGAAGAAATATAATAAGGGAACGGCTTAACCAGCAGTGCATAAAGCTGATGCCGATACATATAAAAATTCTCATGTATGCGAGCATTCAAATAAATTTCAACATCTATTTTTCTTTCCCCGTAAGTCACATCTCGTGGATGCTGCGGCAAAATCAGTCCGTGCCGCCGAGGGATCGTAATTGTTTCCCGATTAATCTTTGGAGCTTCCGGCAAAAAGCTTAATACTTCAAATTGAGGGAGTAAGCTGTCAAGGCTCTGCTCCCCTAGTCCGTTATTGAAATCAATAAACAGTTTTACCATGCAGGCTTACCCCCGTTTCTGTAACGTTTTTTGTTATATCGGTCCGCACTGGTTTGATCAACTCTAGTTCCGTCTATATACGTGTGATTGTCTTTCAAAACAAGCTGCTGTAACAGCTGAATGTTTTGCTGAAGAGCATCTATTTGCTGACTCATCATGCTGATTTGCTTCTCTTGATTCTCCACCACACGGCTCATGTCAACATTTACATTGGTCTGTGGCGCTTTGTCAGCTGTAGCCATTGAAGCTTTTTGAAGCAACACAAGGGCTTTTGAAATCATCCCTTGTTGAAGTGATGGAAGAACGCCAAGCTCGCGTCCTACACGCGCCCATAAACCGATGTTACGTTCCCGATACGTCGGGTCTGTTGTAATCGTGGTCTCATCAAAGCCCCGTTCGTTTAGAATCGCCCATTTAGAGCCGCCGCGCCCCGGTGAAGTCCCTCCTTTTGCGTATCCCACATACGGGCCACCACGAGCCATTGATTTCAATCCTGGGTGATTGGATATATCCCCATAGCGACCTTTGATGTAATTGATTGCAGCCAAAATGTTATCTACCGGATTCAAAATGTTATTGTGTCCAGGAAACGCATTAGATGAAAACGTACTTGGAATTGTCTGCATCAGCCCACGAGAAGGATGACCGGCTCTTGCATTTGAGTCAGTAAGGTTTATTGCATTGGGATTTCCGCCAGACTCCTTCATTGCAATGGTGATCAAGCCAGGAACCCATGAGAATGGTACACCAGCAATGCCAACAGCTTCCGCTACCCATTTTTGAACCTGGGCAGAACCCGTCGCTCCCTTATATGCATCTGCTGTGAAAAGCCCTGCATCCGGAAGAATGCTTTTTAAAAACTGACCAGCCCCATTTTTTAATGTTTGAAGGATTCCAGTTCCTAATGAGTCCACACCTTTGCCTGACTTAAAAGGGATAAAGCCCTTAAACAAGTTCTTAATCATTTTCTCAGGACCGTTCAGGATCATTTCCATAGCGCCCGATGCAACATCTTTCGCTTTATTGACAACGCCTTTCCCTGCTGAGATCGCTCCTTTTACAAGCTTCTTGGAGCCATTAAGGGCGTCTTTGAAGAAGCTCCCGACACCGCCTGCATAACCAGGAAGACCGGTTGCCATAACTTCTTTTGACTGACTATGTGGGAGAACCGATGTACCACGCGGTAAATCCCAAACCTGCGGGCCGCCCATTCCAACCACATAAGTTCCGATGCCTGGTGTATGAGCAAGTTCAAAACCTTCTTCACCGACTAATGCCCTTCCGCCTGGGTGAAAGTCTGTCCCTTTTGCATATGCCCTGCCTGGCGCTACTTGCATTTCAGAGTTTCCGCTGTATCCTTTAGGCTTCCATTCAGGAATGGTAGGAATGTGCATGAACTCAAGAACAGTATTGATCCCGCCGGTAATTTTATTGACAACACCTGCTAGATCAACGAGAAAAGTATCCCATTTCCCCAGCACTTCTCCTGTCTCCCAATCTACTTCTTCTAAATGACCGGCAGCCTGCAGTTTCGCTTCACTTACCACGCCTTTATGAGTTTTTTCAGCCTGTTTCACAACCTGATCTTTTTGGCTCTTCGCAGAGCTAACTGTATCATCATGCTGTTTTTTAGTGATAGAACCCTTGACGTAATACTCTAAATCAGCGTTTTTCACCACTTCTTTATATTGCTTTTCAGCATTCTTGACCACATTGTCTTTTGCTTTTTTGCTGTTTTTAACTGTGGCTGCTGCTTCTTTTGCAGAAAGCTGAGTTTTGTTGTCTTTTAGTTTTCCAGCGATAATTGTCTGCTCCTCTTTACTTTTAGTAAGAGCAGATTCAACATGGCTATTCATTTTCTTTATAATCTGTTCTATTTCCTTACGTTCGCCATCTGTAATATCTCGGTGATCTTTAGCAGCATTTTCCCAAATCTTTTTGATGCGCTTGGTATACCCGGATATTTCTTTATGCTTGTCCTTATTGTTGTCTTTGATATTCTGTAATGTTTCTGTCTTCTCTTTCTCTGACATTTCTTTATTAGAAGCATAAAAATCACTTAACACTTTCAAAGATTTATCAGTGCTCTTTTGATAGCCATCAAGAATGGTTTGGCCCATCTTTTCATACTCACTGGACATGTTATCAGCGATTTTTTTCGTGATCTTTTTGTTGGTTAAATAGTAATAATTCAGCTTGGCACTGACTTTGGTGTTCATATCTTCATAAGCATTAATCGCTTTTGAAGTAGATTCAGACACCTTATCGCCAAAGTCGATTGTTGCCGGCAGCACCCTTTTTTTCAAGTTGTCATAATACTTAAATCCCGCATCAGCTAGAAGGGTGACACCAGTAACAGCTATTCCGATCGGTCCCCCAAGTAAACTAAGTCCACCGCGCAAAAGACCAACAATCCCGGCACCTTTTTTTAGAATGTTAAAAAGACCAAATCCACTTTTCGCAAGCTGCATAAACCCGCCAGCGCCTTTTACTGCATTTACTCCAGCTTTGATGATACCTGAACCGAACTTGAGCAGTTCAGGAGCAAAAGAAAGGATTAATCCGGCGATCGTTCCAACTGGTCCGCCAAACAAACTCAAGCCAAGGCCTGCTACACGGGAAGCGCCACTAAGGCCACTCATCGCTCTTGCGCTTCTGGTTGTCGTTTGTTCAAGCCGTCCTACCCTGGTTGTGGCAAGTGCAGAGGTTTGATGGAATCGATCCATCCTTGTGGATGCTACTGCCGCAGCTGTTGAAGTGGCAGTCATGCCCGCTGCTGCTGTTCTTGAAGCTGTGCCGGCCGCAATCGCCTCAGCAGAATAAACAGTTAGACTTGTAGAAGCACGGTTCACATTTCCGGTTAAATAAGCCCCAGCTGTGCGAAGCATATTCCAACCCGCAGCCATTTTAGGAATAGAACCTAATGTCAGCAGGAAAGCCCCGCCCAAGAGCGAGAACACAGTGACCGCTGCACCTGTAATGGCAATTGTGCTCGCGACAGAAGAAGGCAAGGAATCAAACCATGTGACAGCACTTGTAATAACGTCTGTTGTAGCACGTATCACTGGGATAAATTGATTTCCAAGTGTAATAACAGCATTATTTGTGGCCGACTTTAAATATTCAAATGAACCGGCCAGGTTGTCCATTTGCTTATTAGCGATTTTCTCAGCTGTACCGCCGCTGTTTTCCAATTCTTTTGTGAAGTCTTGGAGTTTATCCTTTCCAGCGTGCATTAAAGTAATGAAGCCTGATAGAGCATGCTGTCCGGCAAGCTGTTTGGCAATCCTGATTTGTTCTGTCTCCGTATAGTCTTTGGTTTTCTCGTTGATTTGCCCTATGATGTCCGCTAACGGACGCATTTTCCCAGTTGAATCCGTTACTTTAAGCCCCAGTTCTTCGATTGCCGATGCTGCTGGCTTTGGAGGCGCAGCCAAACGAGTTAATGTTGATCGCAAAGCTGTTCCGGCCATATCAGCTTTAATCCCGCTGTTCGCCATGATCCCGGTTGCCGCGGCCAATTCTTCCATGCTCACGCCCGCGGTTTTTGCTGCGGGAGCCGCATATTTCATGGTTTGCCCAATTTCCTCAAGTCTAGCGTTCGAATTGGTAAACGTATAAGCCATAACATCAGCAACACGGTTTGTATCTTCGGCTTTGATATGGAACTCAGTTAGGATGTCTGAAACAATATCAGCTGTGACACCTAGATCAGTCTGTCCGGCTGCCGCAGTTGCCAATAACCCAGGCATTGCGCCGATGATTTGATTGGTCTTATAGCCAGCCATGGCTAAATACTGCATCCCTTCGGCTACTTGCCCATCAGTGTATTGTGTTACGGCGCCAAGATGGCGGGCAGTTTCAGTAAGTGCGGCCATTTGGTCATCTGTCGCATTTGCTAACGCTGCAACCCGGCTCATTTCCTTTTCAAAGCTGGCTGCAGCTTTTACAGTTGCCCCGATGCCAAGAGCCCCAACAGCTCCTATAGCTGTCAGTGCTTTCCCTGTTTCGGTCGCAGAGTTATAGACAGCATTTAACTCTTTCGATACTTCTTGTGAATCTTTCTTGAAGACAGAAAAAACGCCTGCTGCTCGCTTTCCACTTGCAGAAGTATTTTCAAATTCTTTAGTAACCTGCTGCAGTTCTCTTCCTAAATTTTGATGAACAGCTATTGCATCATTTAAGCGCCGAGCTTGGATTTGTGTCTCGCGGTTGTCCTTTCCTTTTTGACGGGCCAATTCATCATATCTCTGACGGTGTTCTTGAACTAAACGGCCTTGAATCTTATATTTATTGTTTAGGCCTTCCATTTGCGACTGAAGGAGTTTCGTTTGGTTACCGGTATTTTTATAAATACTGCCGGCCGCCTTCATTTCTGAGTTTGCCAGGCGCATTTGCCTTTTTAGGCCTTCAATACCTCGATTAAAACCTGTATCGTCAAGACCTACTTTAACAACCATATTTCCTATTGGTTGAGCCATATGTAAACACCCCGCTTCCCTGGCATAAACTCAACAAAAAAAGACAGGTGAGCACCTGTCTAAAAGATTTGGTCAATTGTTACCGTCTTAATTTTCGGCTTATTCTTTTCAGCCAAAACCTCTAAGTAATGGTAAATGTCCATGTTATCTATTTCAGTCATTTTCCACCCTTGTTCAAGCAGTGTGGAATAAATTTCGTTTATTTGCTGGATTCCTCGTTCGTAGGTGTATTCTTCTCCGTCTTCTCCTGCAAAAAATCTTGATCAAAGGTCTCGATTTCCTTATAACCGGCTACCTCTGAAAGAATACGGCTGACTTCTTTTCCGACTTCAAAAGACTCTAGTCCTTCGAACAATTCCTCATATGAGAATTGGTTTCTGAAAATCCTCACGATGAACTGCATTTGTTTTTCCAATGTTTTAATGCTTTTTTCTAGATCATCTGCCGTTTTTTCCGCTTCAGCATTTAATCTTAGCGCTTCAAGAAGTGTCTTTGTATTTGTTCGCGGTGCAATAAAAGTTTTAAACTTTTTTTCGTCTTCAAACCACAATTTGATAGAAATATGTTTCTGAGCCATAATGACTCCTCCTTTTGGTTAAATAGATTTTATCTGAATAAAGAGAAGCTTTTCAGCTTCCCCTTTTATTTCCCAAGATCAGCACTTACATTTTCTTCTGGATCTTGTTTATTTTGATAGGCATCCCCAAAAACTGCCTTATAAAAGTGATCTATATCGAATTTTTCTCCATCTTCATCCGCAACGATTTTGAACACATCGTCCTGCTCTCTATCTACAAATTCGGCTGAAAGTTTGATCGTTTGGAAATCCGTTTTATCTTGTTTTGTTTTCCATTCATCGCCCGGCAAAGAGAATCTCCCTTTTACCAAGCCCACATGACGAGACTTGCCGTTTGCTTTAGGTCCTTGAAACGTCATCGCAACCCAAGGAGGAATGATATTTTTCTTAAACAAGTACAATCCGTTTTCATCTTGTTCAATTCCAAGTAATTTAGAGAGAATCTCCATTGGCAGATCCCGCATTTCAATGTCTAATTTAGTTGAACCAGTTGAAACTGCAAGATCGACAAGTTTGTCATCCGCATATTGTTTTTCTGTGGATGTTTCTGTTTCAACTTTCATATTGATTGCAAATTCATAGTCAAGAATTTCTGTGGGAACATAAAATTTACCCGCCTTTTTTAATGGCGCGAATTTCACATTCTTCAAACCTGTCACTGAACTGTATTCAGGCATCTTAAAACCTCCAATTATAATAAAATGTTCGCTTCGAACCGATATCCTTTTCGAATAAGTCGTTCTTTTTGTAAAAATTCATTGATAGGGGCCGTTGTCTGAAAATCCAGGCTGCCCATTACGTCCACAATAGGGGACAAAATAGGATCGCATGAACTATTGTGGTACACATCAATCTGATATACAGCGCTGTCTTGTATCGGCTTCCCATCAGCCCATTTAGTTGTTCTGTAGTCTATCTCCTGAACCACAATGTAAGGAGGAGAACTTTCAATCCCTTCTGGTACGGCCAGTTCATAAATATTGGCAGGATCAATCAATAATAAAAGCGCCGGATGGGTTTCCAGCGCTTCAAATACCTTGTCCTTTAATTGCATTGATCTTTCGATGAGGTTTAAAAGGCTCATAGCTTATACCCCGCCCTTATGACCTTTTCCATAGCATCCAGCATCTTATCATTCGCCTGGAACATACTGTTTCGAATAAAAGGATTTGCTGCCTGATGAATGGTCCCAAACTCCGGCAAGTGAACACGGAATTTAGTGTCCTTTGTTGGGCCGACAACCGCATATATCTCTCCGTCTTCATCTCGCTTTATCCTGTTTCCAACAATAATGTCCTCGTCTATGTGAGGGTGCCTCCCCCCAATAGCTGACCGCGGAGCATTATCATTGATTACTTCCGCCAATACAGCACCGCCTGCTTTTACGGTTGCTTTATGGATTTTTTCGTCCTTGCGGGCTAAGTCTGCGAATGCAGATTCCAGTTCTTTAAACCCCTTCAATTCCAGCTCAAAATTCATCAACTCACCACATTTGCTTTAATTGTAATGAAATGCCGGCGCGAATAGTTAGGCAAGATCGACTCGATTTCATAAGCTTTTTCACGAAAGATGATTCGCATATGCTCGTCTATGTCTTCGCGATGTCGAATTGTAAATTCCACTGTCTTTTCCTTTTGGATGGCAGCTGCAGCATAATACTCTCGGCCTTTTAAACCTTCAGCTTTAGCCCAGCATTCAATTACCGTTTGCCAGCTGTCCTTTCCATCCACAGGCAGGCGGCCAGCAGGCTTCTTTTTCTGAAATTGAATACGGTATCTCATGTCATTCAACATTAGGAGCAGCCTCTGGCAATGTATATTTGAGCTGATTGATCATGGTAGTCAGCACGCCGTCCAAGTTAGAAGTTGTCCCGGCAATTTCTCTGTTTTCATACCAGTGGGCAACGAATGCATTCACACACATTGCCGCCCTGGCTGATTTATTCGGGAATGTAAGACCGGTAGCCGAAGCAATGTATTCTTTTGCTGATGCAATAAAGTCTAAAATCAAATCATCCTCCAGGTCACCATCAACCCGGAGGAACTTTTTCGCCTTTTCTAATTCAACTTTCTCTTCTTCTGTCACTCGACATCACCTGTCTTTCATTCAGCAGAAGTGTTCGGTTTCAGCTCATCAATTTGTTTTTGAAGCCTATCTAATACGTTTTTCACTTCACTATTTAAGTGATCCATCATAACGCTGCCCGTTCCAATGTTAATGCTGCGGACTGATTTTTCCTGCAACATTTCATGTGAGATGGATTGCTCACCGATAACAGCAGGATCACCCTTGTCACCCTTTGGACCTTGGGGACCTGGCTCACCTTGTGGTCCAGCATCTCCTTTTGGACCTTGAGGACCAGTATCTCCTTTGTCTCCCTTTGGTCCCTGCGGACCGGTATCCCCTTTCGGACCTTGAGGACCGGGTTCGCCTTGAAGGCCTTTTACATAGAGAGGATTTTGTTCACTGTTGTCCGCGATAGAGACATCTGTAATTGGTTCCCCTGATCCATTGTCTCTTGCTGATGTTTTTGCTCCGTTACTTTCATTTAGAAAATCTGCCATTTAAATCATCCTTTCACTATTGTTTTTATTTCCCTACATCTACTGATTGATCTTCTGTGCTATCGTTAATCTGTGTCCCGTTGTCAGGAACCGCATCTTTAATAGATGAAAATTCTGCGTAAACAACTGCATCTGTATCCCAAAGAACCACATCCTCACGTTCGATAATTCTCAAATCTGTAGAATTACGGTAGAATGCTTTTCCCCCAACACTGGTGGCTAAAATAGAATATTGTTGACGATCAAAGAGTTTAACAGCTTCTTTAAGGTCTCCGATAATTAACGGATATTTGGGGCTAGTTTTTGTACCACCGTTTGGCAAATACTTATCAGAAATAACGGATACCGGCTTACCGAACAGTAATTTTTTAGTTGGATCTGTAGGATTCGGTTGCAACAAGTAACGACCGAAAGCATCTTTCAGTTTATCCAACACATTAAAACCAGATTGATTCGTTACAGCTTTGGTTGTAGCATTAATTGCCGGATCAAGCTTGACATTGAGAATGTCTTTAATGTCGTCCTGTTTCGATATTGTCGTTTTCGCAAGTGAACCCAATTGTTCAAGAATCAATGTATTGCGGGTTACAGCCGATTTTTTAGCGAGCCAATTGGAGAGATACTGCAAAAGCGCCTCTTGAGTATCCGCAAGCAAATCATTTGAGAGAACCAAAATCCCTGCATAGTCTTTAATGTTGTATTTAATGTTTTCAAATTTAGGGTTCTCTAAATCTTCAATATCCGCTAATTCCTCAAGACTTACTAAAGGTGTGATATCTGCTAATTTTTCAAGTACCCTTGATCCTTTGTTTGTAGATACTGGAATGACATCAACAAGATTAGCCAGAGTATCAAATTGCCGACGCTTTTCATTGATTTTTGTGGAAATATCTTGTGGAACAATAAGTCCACCATCCTCATCTACGCCTTCCTTCATAGCTGCAAGTGGTTGCGGGACTTTACCCGTTTTGAGAGCAGATGCGAAAAGCTGAACATGATTTTTCACTTCTTTACCTGCGATATCATCTGTTGGTTGCTGTATCTTTGCCTCTGGACCTTTCTGTTCTTGCTGCTCTTCCTGTTCATACGAAACCTGCATATTTCGGACATCTTCATATGTTTGAATTTGCTCTTTGATTAATTGGGCTTCAGCAAGTAGTTTTTTAGCATCCTCCATTTTTCCTTCATCGGTCAGTGCTTCAATGTCCGTGCGTTTTTCCGCCAAAGCCTGGCGTAATTCGCGTTCCTTTTTAGACATTCCACCTCCAGCAAAAAATTGAATATCAAGGTTCAATAACTTTTTCTGTTTCAACTGCTTGTCCTCCTTAAAATTGGCATAAAAAAGAACCCTTATAGATTTAAGAGTTCAAGTTTCATATTGATTTTTTGTTTTAGTATTTCATCCGATTCTGTTTCTTCAGCTGGACTTTCAACAGCTGATTGAGCAACAATTTTTCCTGGTACATGTTTGAAATGTGCCATAACCCGATGATCAATGCAGGCTGCTACATCCTTTGATTCTGAAACCACATCGATCAATCCATAATTTAATGCTTCGTCGGCAGTGAGCCACGATTCATCATCCAGTAGCTGGCGTAAAGTACCGTCGTCCAATTTGTCACCTGCTTTCGCAAGATATGTGGAAACGATACTTTCAGTAATCTTGTCCAGGTCATCGGCTGCCTTCCGGAATTCTGCTGCATTTCCGACCATCCCCATGTATGGGTTGTGAATCATCATCATAGCGTTACTTGGCATCGTAATTTTATCTCCGGCCATCGCAATGACAGAAGCAATACTCCCAGCCAGCGCATCTACATAGACATTAATTTTGGCTTTATGACGCTGAAGCATAGAATGAATAGCCTGACCTTCGAAGACATCCCCACCAGGTGAATTGATATACAAATCAATAGAATTCACGTCACCCAGACTCTTTAATTCAGACTGAAAGGCTTTAGATGAACTCTCACTGAACCATCCTTCACCAGTAATTGATCCATAAAGCGTGATTTCAGCAGCTGACTCATTCAGAATCTTCATGTTCCAATACTTGTTTTTCTTCTGTTCCGTTGCCATCACCCCCTTTCAGTCGATCCGTGGACTGTTTCGTCTTGCTGAGTTGGTATTCTTTCATAATTGAAAGAGGCACAAGATTTAAGTTCCCGTAATGCTCATCACCGATCTCACCGATACCAGTCATGTCTTCTTTTTGAAGAATTGTATTCACGCTAAAGGCACCAACACTCTGCATTGTTTTATAAAATTCAGCACGTGATTTACTATCTCCGCGGAGCTCTGATTCCAAGTTAAATTTAAAGTAATAACCTTCATTCCGCTGTTTTTCTGTTAAAATCTTATCGTTCAACTCTTGCTCAATATTTGTAACAAATGGCTGCAATGTAGTTTTCACATAATCTAGTGATTGTTGTTCAATATTCGAGAAAGTAGCCCGATCAAGTTCACCAATTTTATGCGGCGGCACTTTGTAAATAGATGCAATCTGCTGCCGATTCCATTTCATCGATTCAATAAATTGAGCATCCCTCATGGGCATAGTCACTTGTGAATAATCCAGCCCGGCGTCTAAAACTGCAATAGACTGTCCCGCATTCACCCGTTCCCAGTCTTCCCTAAGTATTTGTTTACTTTTTCGGTCCAAAAGGGTTGGAGCTTTGACAACACCGAACGGCGCTCCTCCGTTTTTATAAAATTTCGCGTTAAATTTTGTGGCGGCTCTATTTGATCCAATATTGTCACGAATAACTGAAATAGGAGTTTGTCCAACAACTCCATCAAGAGACAGATTTTTGAAATGAAGCACTTCTTCATAAAAAAACTCACGGTATCTGCCATCAAGAGTTGTGGAATACCAGACGCGTCCGTTGTTAGGATCGATATTTGTATTTGTCGCTTCTGGATCTAAGGGTCTGATTCCCGTCACATTTCCGTCTTTATCAAAAAGTAAAAGGTTGTAGCTGTTCCCCCAGGTACAAAGCCGCGTAACCAAAAGCCGCTTCCATACAAAGCTTGTCATATAGTTATTGACTTTGTTCAGAATCATTTCACTTACATTGTTTTGAACCTGTTGTATATTGCCGTTTTGATTCTGAAAAAGCTTAATCGGCAATTTTGCAATATCGTCGGCCAAAACAATCACACAGGCATAAACATCTGGATGTAGAACTGCCGTCTTACTTGAAACCCTTTCACCAGATGAGCTTTCAGTACCAGCAAAGATATTTCTAAACCAAGTAGCTGGATGGAGAAGAGAACCACTATCCTCTTCGGCAATTTCATTTTTTATTCCGCTTTTCAGACGGCTTAATAGCATTTACTCCCCTCCCTCATCACTATTTTTTTGCTGAATTAGACCTGACAGCCCCGCAAGAGAAAATAAAAAAACACCGGTCGTAATTAAACCCGCGTTAATATTTATCCTATACAAAGCAACTGCAATGAAGACCATGCCAGCAATGAGTAAGAGATCTTCTACAATTGGTTTTATCATTTTCACTAATTTCATACTGTATTCCCCCTACAGACTAAAAGCACCAGACTGAATATAAGCGTTTAAGTCAACTGCTCTCTCAACTTGAGAAGCACGTACATACGCATTAATCAATGCTGCTGCCGGGTCAATCCGCTGAGTGGATTTGGATTTATCAAGCATGATATTCTCCTGAGCGTCCACTTTTGTTACCGCATTACCCATCGCCCAGGTCAGTAAGTCATTTTTCGAATGTATGATTTTTTTCGATTTGACTTTTGCTCTAAAATCTTTTGTTGGTTCTGACAACGTGGCTACTCCCTGCCGTATCTCAATCATTGTGTATCCATCCGCTTCCATTTGCTGAGCAAACTGTGTGGCGTTATATGGGTCATAGCCTATTTCCTTGATACGCCAGCCGTTTTCTTTCTCCATTTTCTTAATGTAGGCCCTGATATAGTCATAATCAACAACGGCACCATCTGTTGTCGTTAACCATCCCCTTTTCTTCCACAAATCATAGGGGACGTTATCAGTCTTCATTCTTTCATGGAATGTATCCTCCGGCATAAATCCGTGACTTTCCACAGCAAAACTGCCATTATCTAACGGAAAAATAAAAGATGCTGCCGTTAAATCAATTGTTTTTGATAAGTCAATGCCGACATAGCACTCTCGGTTTTTCAAATCCGGGATTTTATCAGAACCGCAATCTGTCCAAGCTTGCATATCCATATAGCCGTTCTCCCGCATGTTAACCCAGATATTCATGTTCTTTGTCATGAAATTCCGCATTTTCTCCGGGACGGCAAGCGCGACCTCCAACTCTCCGCGCAAATAATTCAATCCATGCTCATTGGCAGCGACAATCGGGTTAGCTTTAATCCAGTTCTTTTCGTCTTTGACGTCATCACCTTTATCAAGCTCATTGATCATCACAAAATACTGTTCATTTTGTTCCACCTTATTCGGGTCCAATATGCGAGACACATAATCATATTCAACACGATAAGCAGGATTATTCAATTCAAACCCGGCCGTAGTAATAATCAACATCAATGGTTGGGCCCGGGCAGCCATACCGGAAGCCAGGACATCATAAATTTCTGAGGTTTTATGCGCATGGTATTCGTCGATAATGCCGCATTGCGGGTTAAAACCATCGCCAGTTTTTCCTGCATCTTTAGAAAGCGCCTCAATTTTAGACTGTGTTTTAGGGTGTTCAATTTTTCCATATGCAATCCGATATTTTTTCTCCGGCTTGTTCAAAAGGTCAGCTTGCATAATTTGTGCCTTAATTTCGTTCCAGCATATTTTTGCTTGTTCTGTTTTTGTGGCGCCAATGTAAACCTCGGACATATATTCATCATTAGCCATTGCCTCATAGGAGCCGACACAAGCCAGACTCTGCGTTTTGGTGTTTTTACGGCCGACCTGCCAATAGACTTTTTTAAATCGGCGATAGCCGGTATCCTTATGCACCCAGCCGTACACATTGCCAAAGATGAATATTTGAATAGGCTCTGGCACAATATTCTCCCCCTGCAAAGGTCCTTTCGTGTGTTTAAACTGGGTCATCCAATAAAGAAACCGGCGGGCTTTTTCATCATCAAACACATAAGGAAACTCCCTTGTGCCTTCCCGACTCACATCATTTAAAAAACGCTCGCAGGCCCAAATGTGTTTTTCACACGCCACAATCTCACCCGATATCACATCGCGCGAGTAATCAATGATAAATTGTTTGATTGTCTTCATACGTTTCTAAACTCCTTCTCCGCAGCCGTCTTTTCCCGCTCTTCCTGGGTACGGGTGATAGCAAGTTTTGCCCGGGCAGACGGTGTAAGGCCAAAGTCATTCGCTGCTGATTTCATTTGATCAAAATAATTCTTTTGCCGCTTTAATAACGGATGCTCTTCACCAACAAGCTTTATTGGTTTGCCGTCTTCGTCTTTTCCTTCCGTATGGACCATGATCCCGTCTTCTTCGATAATTTTAGAAATTGATACATACTGCGAATAGGCATTACAATAGGCAGCCAACATGCTGATGTCCGCTTCCGTGATGATTTCAACTTCTGTTAATAGAGCAGCAACCCGTTTGAATTCTTTTTTCCCGACCTTATCCAACCATGTTGGCGGTTTTATATTATCGGATCGCATTTTCATTTTCTTCTCGTGCTCAGCCCGGGCGGCCAGCTCTTCCGTATTCTTTTTATTTGGGTTGCCCTGTATCAATTGAAGCGTCGCGGATTTTGCAGGCCTCGGCATGTTCTCACCTCATTTCACATCAAAAAAATTGCATTTTTTGCTTGTTTTTTTCACCAATCGTGATACGATGGAATTAACAACAAAACCAGTCGTACCAAGCCCTCTCGGCAATTCGCCGGGAGGGTATTTTGTTTTTCCGGAACTTTGAAAAGCGGTGTTTGTTTGCAGAAGAGGGGGCGCCGTTCTCCAAACGTTTCCTTTCCAGAGATTTGGATAGGGGGGGAGGGTCACTTGCCCTTACTGCCATGAACCTTGTTGTGACAGGCGTTACACAGACTTACAAGGTTGTCCAAGTCTAATCTTTTCGACCAATCTTCCTTTACTTCCACAATATGATGCACCATGTCAGCTGGAGTGAAGCAATGATCTTTCAAACAATGCTGACAGAGATAATTGTCTCGTATCAATGCAAGTTGTCTTGTTCGTTTCCAATCTGTTGATTTATAAAAACTTGTTATTGTTTTGTTTCTTGAATGTTTGTTGTAATGTTTTGTTTCTTCTTGTTGCTGTGTCTTGTGTGTATCACAGTAACGGTCACGGGTGAGGCTGGGGCACCCAGGGGCGGCGCATACTCTCAGGGGCTTACGGGGCAT